GTGCTGGCGCTGGCGCTGGGGCGGGAGTATCCAAGGGATACCTATGTTGCATAACAGATAGTACTCTGTTCCAAGAACCGAATCGTCTACGAAGTAGATAATCCTTAACTGGAACGGTATTTCCGAATGCTTTGTATTCGGCTAAAGTCATAGTTTCTGCGTCTTTACTTGCAATAAACTCTGATAGAGCCTTCATCATCATATCTTTTGTCATGATTCTTCCTCACTTGGCAGTTCCTCTTCTGGGGGTCTGCCGCCTTCTTCTGGATTTGCTGCTGAACCTGCAATATTTGCAGGTACTCGCGGTTCATCAAATCCGTTGATTTTATCAAGTCTCAATGCCTCTCTTGCTTCATTTGGTGACATAATACCACCATTAACAAGAGTTGAATAATAACTTGCTTGGTCTCTTAGTTCGGGTTGAAGAGCGGGAACTCCGCTTAAATCTTCATCTAGTGTAAAACCGAAGAACCTCTCGAATCCATATCCTATTTTTCTTACAATAGGAAGTATGGTTTCTAAATAATATAGTCGGTGGTTAGGGCGAATATTCGCATTATTACCACCATCTAATAAAATGGGCGGTATACCCATTGCTTCAAGAATTATTTTTTCATTAGAAGCTATTGCTTGCTGAAAGTCTAAGTCCTTAAAGGATATTTCTGTTAGGTTCTCAACTTCTAATCCACCATCTAGGAATAATGGTCTACGACCTCCTGATTGGGGATTATATCTAGCTACCCAAGCTGATAACATTCTTTCTTTAATTTTCTCAGAAAGAGTATTTGGACTCTTTAAAACAAGTCCTGGCACTGCTCCATTTTTAAAGAAATTATCTTGGAATCTTCTCATTGAACCTAGTAACTGCATAGTTCTCCATGCTGGTTTAAGTCTAGGAACTCCTCTGTATATAGAGTTAAAAGAATTTTCTTTTATATGAATAATCTCATGTGGAGAGTAATCTATTGAGTGGTCATACACAAATTTTTCTATGTATGTGTCTTCATCTGTAACGATTGAGACATGTTCGGCGGGAAGATGATAAATATGTCCTCCGTCATAATAAACGAAGATATTACCATCTATTAGTAAATCTATAATAAGATTTCTTTTAAACGTATTTATATCTTGAAAAGGATTAGGTTCTTTATTAAGTAATAAATCTACTTTCGTTCTACGAATGTTCTTTATTACATTAATTCTACCTTCACTTTTTTCTTGAACGTCAAAAGGTATATCCGCAGCGTCATCCACTATCATGTTAACTGCGCGGTTAACTACCTCTAACTGTTCATAGGCATTTCTATAATTAGTTACAACTTCACGAGAACCAATGTCAAACCCCTCATTTCTCGAAATGAGATGCTGAGCGGGATTTTCTTTATCTTCGTCTGTACTAGGTGTTCTTCCTAGAAATCTGTCATACCATGCCATTTTTGTTCCTTTGTATATCAACCCATCTTTGTTGCTTCTTTGCCGTTACTAATTTAGGACGTTTTCCATAAATACTGTGCAACCTTAAATGATGATCATGACAAAGTGTAACAGCATCTTCATATAGCTCTTTTGTATGTTCTTTAATAAAGTCTGGTCGCAAACTTATTATCTGATCTTCTTCTGTAATTACGAGTTGCTTCTTTTTAAGCCATGTTTCTAATAACTCTGTTAACCCGTGAAAATGATGAAAGTCCAGATTCTCTGTTCTTCCGCAGATGTAGCAATCCGTCCCTTTATTATATTGGGACTTAGCCTTGTCACGAACATATTTAACTAGATCTCGTTTTAGTGTCATAAACTTACTTCTTATTAGTATTATATCGAAATTTAGGGATAATGTCAAGAACTATTTTTGATTCGGTGATTATTAAAAGGAAGTGACTGAAGTTTCGAACGAGTACAGCGCGTATCTTAATGCATCTGCCATATGGGAAGCCATGTTATGTTTAGGCTTCTCTCTCAGCAAATTAGGATTTGGATCCCATTGGTACTGATCAAGGCAGAGTAAAGACTCCTTACAACTTTGATGTACAATTAGCTTATCATTATCAACTATACCAGCTACATGACCTATACCATCTAAAACAGATTTTTTTGCATTAATAGTTGTGATGTCATAGTTTTGAGCAAAATCAAATCTTGTTTGTTGTGCCGCTGAGTCGATAAAAATATAATCTATATCCCATTTATTCATTTTTTTACTGATTTCTATTGCGTGTTGTTCAGTAGTTCTTTCAGAATCATAGTACTCATCAAGTAAATAATATATTCCTTTGTCCCAATCATATCCAATTACACAGAAAGCGGTAGGATCTTTATATCCCACATCCAATCCTGCAAATATATCCATATTCTGTACTTCTAATTCTGAAAGGTCTTGTTGACACTTTTCAAAATTGAATGTCCAGACTTGTCCTTCATAGACATTAAAATCTGCCATGTACTCCTGCATAAATTCTGCTTCAGACATGGTTTTCTTAGCCTCGGCTATATCATCATCACTAAATCTAGGATTTTCATGATAGGTGGCCCTTATAGAAGCCCACTCTGGAAACTCTTCACTGAATCCTCTATAGTAAAATTCTGAAAACCAGTTATTCCTTCCCCGAGGGGTTGAAATAAACAATGCTTTTGAATTTTCTTTATCTAGTGTTGGACGAAGTGCTATATTGAAGGCATCTCTACCATCTACTAGTGCAGCCTCGTCAAAAATGATTAAATCATAAGATCGACCTACTGTAGAGTCAACTTGGTTTATTGACCCCATTCGTATTGTTGAGTTGTTTGATAATTCGATTACTTTGTCTTTAGCGTTGTCTTTAAGAACTTCTAAATCAAAGTGTTTGATAAGCATCCTTTGTAGATCAAAGGAAATTTGTGAAAGGGAGTAATTAGGCGACATTAGTAAAACATGACAATTTGGTACTAAACATACTAATTGTCCTATAATGTTACCAATGTAGGTTTTACCTTGCCGTCTAGAAACTGCTGCGCAAATAAACCTATATTTAGGATTATTTATAGCATTAATAATTGCTCGCTGAGTGCTATTTGGAGATATCCCTAATAACTCCATATATCCCTCAATCGGTAATTTGATAAATCTATTTTCGCCAAACTGCATTAAATCGTCTGCTAGTATGTCTTTCCTACTTATATCTAGCATTAGTGCAGAGTCTCTTCTTCAAATAGATTTTCTGTATCCTGTAGTAGTTCTTTTTCTTGTACTACATTAAACAAGTAGAGATATGAAGCAGCTAGATGTTTCATTTTTCTCTCTGAGGAGGTTAGGTCTCTTCCTCTGCGTTCTTTTCCATATGTCTTACTCAAAGACTCAGTAGCTAACATAAAGCATTCGTCTAGCCAGAGCTTTCTTCCATCTACTTTTGATAAGTCTTTAATTGACATATATTATACCCTTGTATTAACTGGTGAGAGTAATACGGCTGCATTACTTGCATATATTTTATCGGAAGGGCTTTTTACTAAAATCCCTTCAGTAGCCCCATTAACTCTAAGTGAGCCAATCGTGGCATCTGCTGAGTTAGTGACTGTTATAGTATAGTAAGTACCAGTTGCGGCATTTACATGCCAACGAACTTCAGACGCATCTTCAATTGATGAAGAGGTTCCTGTTCCAGTACCTGCGGCTCTATTCTCGCCTTCTACTTTAAATCTCATTGATTTCTCCTACGCTTATTACGGCGTGCTTTCCCTTGTCGCCATTTGATTGCACGAAGTCTACGCTTAGCAGCCTTCTTGGTTTTTGACGTGCCGGGAGTATTGTTTACTTTCCAACCACCTTTTGTTTTTCTGATTGGCATGTTCGTCTCACTTCTTGAAACTTTTCAAGTTTATTCCGTTGTTTTTGAATCAGTAAAGTTTCCGCTCTATATATGGCTCTAATTTGCCAAGAGAGTTCTAACTTATTCTGAAGGTCTTGTGTTTTTAATTGTGGAAGCGTCATTTTGCTCCTTAAACTTTAAAGCTCAGCTTTATAACAAGTCCAAGCGCCATATGCCAAGCCTACCCAGGCTGCCATTTTAGCTAATCCGCCAAAACAAATCACCATAACACACATAGCAATAATTACTGCTCCATCCCATGATGTTCTTTCACTTACTCTAGCTTTCGCCCAGTCCACATATTTTTTTACCATATCCATAACTTTTTCCCCTTACAAAGATTTACTCTTTGTTCTTACCTGGTTTAAACAGGTCAATTTCTTGTAGCTGCTTTTCAGCTTTACGCTCTGCAGCTATTAACTTATCTTCGATGTCTACTTTGCCATCACGATTTAGGTCATTACCCTTTATGATATTCCAAAACTTCTTCAGTTTACTCATTCTAAGAAAATTCTAAGCACCCAACGCCTCTAAGACCAGCTTTACTAGCATAGAACTTGTGGAAGTTTCTTCTTTTCTTAAGAACTACACTTTCACCGTTGGATAAAGTAACTGACCCTAGCTGTACGTTGCTAGAGTTCAAATAATAAATCATTGCTTCTGAACCAGTGTCGTTAACAAATCTAACATTGCTAACTGCTCCCATGGAACTAGCTGATTCTATTGATGTTGGGACGCTTTTCTCGTCCTGATTCAATAATATTGACATTTTTTTCTCCTAAGACCACCGAGGTGGCTCATCTGGACATATAGTCCACCGTATTTTTGTTTTCAAAGGCATGAAACAGTGGCAGAGTGAGCAAGTTTTCCAGAATTTACTATAATATGGACAAGATTCACAAACCTTTAGCCTCTCGTGAGGCGGTTGTTTTCTCATCTAAGAGAAGGAGGTAACTTTTGTCGCCTTTTTCTCTGTAAATTCAATTTCCTTGCCGCTAGAATCTTTTGTCGAGGGGTCAATTCATCCTCAACTATTACTTCTTCTACGACTTCTTTTGTTTCTTCCTTAACCATTCATGTGCCCCATCGCATCTGCTTTAGACGCGTGTTTTGCTAACGTTCCATTTGGTGCTCTTGTACACCAAGCTCCACGTTTTTCAAAAATTTCCCAGCCTTCAGGTACCATGTCCTTCTTCTTGGGGCTAGCTGTGATATCTTTCTTTTCGTAATTTGTTTCTACCATTTTTTACTCCTAATGCATAAAAAGTATTGTGCCAATGACTCCCGCTCCACCGACTATAATGGCACCCGCAACCCCTATTAGTATAGTTTCAATTCTACTAATATCTGCTGCGTGGTCTTCCATCTTGTTAAAGACGGTTTTCCATCGTTCGGCACAGACAGCTTCGTGTTTTGCTAGTTTACCAGCTACATTGTTGAGCCGTCGCATTTCTGCTTCCACAGTGGGTTTATCCATTGCTATTCTCTGTTCTTAGACTTTTCAATAAAGTCTTTATTGTATTATATCAAAATATCAGCCCGTTGTCAAGTATTATTTTCCGTAGGTGGTTTTAAACACAAAGTTATACGGTTCATTTTAAATTCGAAATAGAAATTTTTTCTCTAAATCAATTTTACGAAAAATTATCGTTATGAACGTACTCCTTATACGGTTAACATATTAGTATTTATTAAATATTTTCCCTCTTGTACAACCATAGTCTCCAAAAAGTTGTGTAAAAATAAATTAATAAATCGGTATGTATAGTGACGTTATGTTAGTACGAATTTGACACTAAAAACTGGATAGTCTGTGTCAAA